TGTGCTCTTCCGATCTCAGGGTGAATATTGTCTCCATACTTTTCTGAAAGGTTGTACTTGTAATTCTTTTGCATGGAATCGTTCACATGTATACGTAAGCCTTTCACGTATTCATGTATTTTCATCGTTGAAATTTAATTAATAAAATGTTTGTTTTTTTATTTTTTTGATCAAATTTTCTGATCATTACTTATTTATTTGATGGTCAATGTCTATAAAGAGACACACCAATCTTAAAAAATTGACGTTTCTTTGATGATTATTTGAAACAATCCAACAATCCAACAATCCAACAATCCAACAAACTCAAAAACAAAAACAAACTCAAAAACAAAAACAAAACCAATTGAAAAAACAGAACTAACTTTTTTTAGATCTAGTTTTATATTCTACTGAACAATGGAATAAGGTAGTTTCGAAGAACACATATATGACTCACAAATGGATTGTTTTGTGTAAATGAATCATATATATTTTTAAAAAATGAATACGAATTTGATTTGAATAGAAGTTGTGAAAACTCTAGTTAGAGTATGCGAGACCACCCATACCAGACATCACACGCAATACGTTGTAGTTTACGGCGAATACCTTCACGGTGTCGCATGCGTTGCCTCCAGGGTTAATGCCTTCAAGGTTCAGAGTAGCATTGTCTATGCGAGACATGTTGCAAGTGCCAGATGGCTGATGCTCTTCAGGCTTGAGCGCGAAAGAGTATACGTTGATTTCCTTGTCAGTTGGCACGCGTTCGTGGTGCTGGTAAGGCTGAACCAACTGGAAATACGCTGGCTTGCGCACAGAGAAACGTTCGTGTCCGTTAAGCTGAAGCTTGGCGTTCGAGTAAGTGGTCACAGCTGAACCCGCAAGGTATTCTACCCACACAAGTTCCTTCACGGGGTGGTTGAAGTTGAGCTTAATCTTGGAAGAAGGAGACTCGTCACCAGTGAATTGGAGCTGTTCGATGAGGTATTCATGAGATACCTGGGCGAATCTGCGGCGCTCGTCGGTGTCAAGGTAAATGTAGTCCACGTAAAGAGAGGCGTTAGTCATTGTCAGAAGAGTTGAAGTTTCGAATTCGATGTTGATCTTCACTTCGTGGTATTGGAGGGCAATCAGGGGAAGAGCAAGTCCTGGGTTGCGGCAGAACCAGAATTGAAGGGGTAAGTATACAGTTGTAGTAGTTGAATCGGTAGGAGACGTCGCTTTAACAGCAGTCGTCATTTTTTCGTAACCCTCAAAATGACCAGAAGTTTGCGTCAATTCGTTCCAGATGTTCAACCAGGCACCGTAGTGCTTGTCAATACGCTGACCTCCGATTTCTACCTCTACTGATTTTACGACGTCGTGAGCAGAAACATCTACTGAGTCAGAACTGTTCGTGAGATCCATCTGAAGGTAGATGCGGGAGATCAAATCACCGTTTCTGGAGATGGTGAACGTCACCTTGTTGCCTAGACTGGCGGTACCGTTGAAAGTTTGTTCAATGGATTCCATAGAGAAGTTAGTGTGGCGTCTGTACACCACCTTGAAGAAAGTGATTTGTGGGTTGCCGGACAAGTAAATGTCTTGCGCACCGTAAGCTACCAATTGCATGAGTCCTCCTCCCATTGTTTATTTTATATTAAGGTGAGAAAAAAAAAACGAATGAATACGTAGATTACATAAAGACGAAACGGTTTTCTTAGATTCATGCCAATATCGTTAAATATAACGTTAAGTATTTAAGGTTTCTGTTAACGAAATGCTATAATAGTACATATAATATGAAATCAAACAATTCACAAAATATAAAACCAGTAAACCAGAAGAGGTCTTGTAGTTATCAAAAGTCAACAAATACATTGGATCATTGTCACAAAGCTAATTTGGACCTATTTGAGCAAAAAAGAGAAACCTTAGTATTAAAAAAAGATGAGTTGGCGAAATATCAGGAACAATTGAAGGAAATTCTCGAGAAACCAAATAACATGAAAACCGACGAAGAGTTTATTCAGATGGTCACACTCAATGACGAAATTAAATTGAAACAGAAGGAAATCGAACGTATAGAGAATAATTCATCCGAATTGGTATATTTCACAAACACTTCACACATATTGTATAATTACTATAATTTGGTTGAAAACAACAACGACAATAAAAAAAGTATTGAAAAGCAAATCATATCTCTAAACAAGAAATCCATATTGGATTATTTTCATAAGAACGAGTCGACGACGACGTCGTTGGAACCGGAAACTATTCCGGAGAATCATACTTCTAATGATGGTTTCGATGAAGGAGACAATTTACAAGACGAAAACGAGAATGATTTTAATCGTGCGTCATTGTTGGACAAATATCTTTCATTAACGGATTCGAATTACATCAATGACAATATTAATAACATTCTAGCAGCCAATTGTGAGCATTGTTCTTCGACCTCGAAAACCTTTTTACACAATGATAGTATAGCATATTGTAATGATTGTTTTGCGGTATACCATTTGTTGACTGACAATGAGAAACCATCCTACAAAGACCCTCCTAAAGAAATCAGTTATTTCTCATACAAGCGCATCAACCACTATCAGGAATGGTTGAATCAAATCCAAGGAAAAGAAACAACAGATATTCCGGAAGAAGTGTTTGATCAAATCATGCTCGAACTCAAAAAGCAAAGAATTTACAATACCAAAGAACTCACGAGCAAAAAGGTGAAAGAAATCTTGAAAAAGCTAAAGATTAACAAATATTACGAACATATTCCATATATTCTGAATCGAATTACTGGTATACCAAATCCAAATTTAACGCCCGAATTGGAGGAAAAGTTACGGAACATGTTCAAGGAAATCCAAGTCCCATTCTTAAAACACTCACCATTGATACGTAAGAACTTTTTATCGTATTCCTATGTGATTCATAAGTTTATTCAGATCTTAGATAAGCCAGAATATTTGAAACATTTTCCTTTGTTGAAAAGTAGAGAAAAATTACACCAGCAAGAAGAAATCTGGAAAAAGATTTGTATCGATTTGAATTGGAAATTCATACGAAGTATTTAGGCGCTTGGGAGCACTGGCATGTTTCCGGGAGAGGGGAAACCTACCAAGTTGGCACCTATACCTAGACCAGCACCAGATCTGGCACTTACACCTAGGCTTGGGCTGAACAAATCCAACAAACTGAATGTTGCCGCAGCGATGAATCCGATCAAAGCAACATCTTCGAACGTCATCTTCTTGTTTGGTAGAAGGAATGCGGCAGTTGACACGACCAATCCTTCCATGATGTATTTGAGCACACGGATGAACACTTCCATGAAATCAAATGAATGTTGCATTATATTTATTTATATGGATATTTTTTATTTCGACATTTACTTAAAAATAATTCAGTAGATAGGTTACAAGATGATTTCAACCAGCGAAAAGGACTTTTTGGATAACGATCAGAAAATCCGTGGACAAAACTTCACGTGCGTGTCGTTCTTGTCACCCGAGACCATTCTAAAAAAGAAAGACGTGTTTTATTTTGAAAAGTTCCTAGAGAGTTTTTCGAAGTCGCTCACACAATTGTTCGATGAAGTCGAGGAACATTACCCAGACAAATCTGAACAGATACGTATTTTCAAAGAGGCCCATGGCGTTTATTTTGAACCTAAAGAGCTTCACTCCAATTTCACATCGTTCGTTTCAAATTCAGTGGAAAAGTTGGACGAAGAGTTTGGTGCCGAGAATGATTTTCAGACAAATGTACGTGGGTTGAAGATTCGAGGTACGTATGATACACTTGAAGAAGCGAAGCATCGTGCAGATGTTCTTCGAAAAAATGACGATGAAAAGTTCAGTATCTATATTGCAGAGGTTGGGTGCTGGGTTCCTTGGAATCCTAATCCAGACCAAGTGGGTGACCAAGAGTTTGCGGAGACTGAACTGAACACTCTGATGAAAAACTATGTAGAGAATTCAGAAGACAAGAATGCTCTCTTCAACGAACGTAAAAGTGACCTTATGAGGAAGATTGAGGAGGGAAACGTAGAATTGAAGACCAAGAACGAAACCATAATCGAGGAAGACATGGATGATGTGGAGACAATGGTTGGAATTGATGAAAAATCAGAAGACCATTGGTTAGCGAATAAGG